GGACGACGACCAGAGCATGAGTGGACCCCAATGGATGTCGCTGCAGAGTTTTCTTATCGTGTCGGTCGGAAGTACCCCTTACTCCCTGGAACAGTTAGCGTCAAGCAACTCTCAGGAGCCCTTGCTAAATTTAGAAAGCAATATGACACCAACGCTCTAATTGAGTTAGAGTTACTTCGTCTGTTCATGGCAGATGAAAGAAACTTCCAGAACATTGGCGATGAGGCTCCGATGTTGTACAAGATGTTTCTTGCTTCCTTTGGCAAGAAGATGAACCAAGCCAGAGAAAATCTTGGCTTAAATAAAATTAACGCCCCAATCAATACAGCAGTTAAGATGGAGACGTTACAAGCAAGCGATGGACGTACTTTCCAGAATTCACTTTCTGGCAGAGCACAACTAGCACGATACGAAAAACGACTAAAGGAGAATGCAAATGGCTAAGAAGGTAGTAAAAACATTTACAGCAAAGTTAAATAAGAACCCTGAAAAGGGTGGCGCATGGATGGCAATTATCAGCATCACTACAGATGGGATGGATGGCACAGAGGTATTGAACATGGCCGCATGGTCTAATGCTTCAGCAGGCAAGCGCTGGGTTAAGAGCCAAGTGCAAGCACTTACACCACGCAAGAGCGTGAAGATGATTGCAGGCGATAGTAAGGATGCTAAAGGTAAGCCAACATCATTTGTTGGTGTTGTTACTTTTAAATCTGCCTAATGCTTGAGTTCAGTTTCTTCTGCCCTTCTTGTAAAGATAAGGTTCACGGCGTTGCAACTGAACGAGGTAGTATGGATTTAGATTTACGGTGTTACTCTTGTAATACCGATTGGGAAAAGGTAATTGTAGACAGGGGGAATGATGAAGGATAGATTAGTTTATCCAACTGATAACAAGGTGCTTAGATTTTTTGGCGACGTGATGTTAACGCTTGGCACTTGGTTTGTATCAGTCGGAAGTAAGTACGGCGGTCTATATGAGTTCGAGTTTGAAGACGACGATGTATGACATCAATCAACTATCTGCTCTAAAGAAGCACTGGCTACTTCGTAACTCCAATATCCCACGTCGCTTCCTCGGCCTTGAGCCACAAGACCTTGTGGACAGAGCGGGATCATTTCCTGACGAGGTGACTACGTGGATTGATGACTGTGTTAGTGGTCAGATCATTAAGCAGATTGGCAACATCGGAGTCAATGGTGTTGGCCTCCTATTTGATGGCGGACCTGGAATTGGTAAGACCACCCATGCAGTAGTTGCCGCTATGGAGTTTGTTAGAAGACTTCCTGATAATGATGCAGAGGCCGCAAGGGTACTGGGCATGAGTGCATCTGACTTTGGTATTGGGGCTCGTCCCGTGTACTACATGACTTATCCAGAGTTCTTATCTAGAAAGAAATCGACATTTGATTCAGACCTCGATGATAAGAAGCAGGCCGTGTATGAGATAGATGGCTTTCATGGCAGATCTAAGTTTGATTGGTTAAATGTAAGAATTCTTGTAATTGATGATCTAGGAAAAGAATATGGTTCAAAGTACGATGACACATCCTTTGATGAGATACTTCGTCTTAGATACGACAAGGCTCTGCCAACAATCGTCACCACCAATGTACGGTTAGAAAATTGGGAAGCAGAGTACAAGGAAGCGATGGCTAGTTTTGCTCAAGAAGCCTTCATAAGAGTTCCTATAGTCGGAGCAGACTTGCGAGCCGCACAATGAAAGGTATGAGCATGGAGAGTCCCTGGAGAACAGTTCAACTCTTTATCTCATCTCAGGCTGCTGGCGTGTTTGAAGTTGAGGTTGATACAGGAACAAAAAAGGTTCGTTGTAACTGTCCTGTCTGGAAGAAGACGCTCAAGTGTAAGCACGTTAACTTTGTAAACAAGAAGATGCAACTAAACAAAGGTCACTACTCAATACTTGTTCCAAGTGAAGTTCCAGAAGAGTTAGCCCAACAAGCAAACATAGATCCTAAGACGTTTCGTGACTTTGTAGTTAGGTATGCTAAAGTCGAGGTACTATGAAAAACGGAGACATATCAAACGTCTCCTCCCCACAGGTAGTGTGTGTAACAGATGTAGTAATAAACTTAATAGAAGAAGTAACAGGAAAACTTTTTCTTACAAGAGTTAATTACAAATTAGGAGACATACAGTTAGAGGGGGCTCATAAACTTTGGAAGTTGTCTAACGACTATGGTCTGTCACTTGAGTTAGTAGGATACGCAGACGCAGGTTGGACCGAAGAGTTACTAGACAAAGCCTTTGAAAAATTAGAACGGGAGATAGTAAACCCATTTAACTACTGGCAGTTATACGCTGACCCAGATGAGTTAATTAGGAAGATTCCATACCGTGCTAATCTTCGTGGCGTGGTTGATATACCTGGTAGGGTAGCAAGATATGGATCAGCAGGAGTAGAACTAAAGAACTTGTAAGAGGGGGCAAAAATGGCGGCAGATAACGAACACCGTTTAGTTAGCAAGATAATACGTGATAGAGACATTGTCCCTGCTCTTCAACGGGGTGTAAATGAGTCTTGGTTTTTAGATGATGAAAACCGTAAAGCATGGGCTTTTGTTAGAAAACATTACGGCGAATACAGTGAGGTTCCAACTGCTGTAACCGTTAAAGATCACTATCCAAACTATAAAGTATTAGATGTACAAGATAGTGTTGATTATCTATTAGACACGATGGTCGACTTTCGTCGAAGACTTCTTACTCGTCAAGGACTAGAAACTGCTGTAGAACAACTACAAGAAAACAATCATAATGCTGCGTTGATTGCTATGGAAGCAACCATCACCAAAGTAAATGAACAAGGTGTTCTTGGAACTCACGAAATAGACTTAACAAAAAATACTGAACAACGTTATAAAGATTATCAAGCATTACAGAACGAAGAGTTTTTAGGTATACCAACTGGCTTCTCAAAGATCGATGAAGCCACCGCAGGATTACAGGGCGGTCAATTGATAACTATCATTGCTCCACCAAAAACTGGTAAGTCTCAAATTGCTTTAAAGATGGCAGTCAATGTACACACTCAAGGATTTATTCCTATGTTTCAATCTTTTGAGATGAACAACCACGAGCAACAACAAAGACACGATGCAATGAGAGCAAACATATCTCATAGCAGATTACGACGTGGAAAGTTATTACCAGCCGAAGAAGACAGATATATAGAAGTATTAAATAAGATGGAGACAGAACCTTCTTTTCATTTAATTGATGCTGTAAGCGGTATTACTGTCTCTGCTTTAGCAGCCAAGATAGAACAAACAAAACCAGACATAGTATTTGTAGATGGTGTCTACCTTATGTTAGATGAGGTTAGTGGTGAGATGAATACTCCTCAAGCCATTACAAACGTAACTAGGTCTTTAAAAAGACTTGCCCAAAGAATTAATAAACCAATAATTATTACTACACAAACTTTATTATGGAAGATGCGTGCAGGAAAAGTTACTGCAGACTCCATTGGATACTCATCATCCTTTTTCCAAGACTCTGATGTAATCCTAGGCCTTGAACCAATTGAGGAAGATGAAGACATAAGGTTGTTAAAAATTGTGGCAAGCCGTAACTGTGGCCCCAGTGAAACTGCTTTAACTTGGCGATGGGAAACAGGTTGTTTCCACGATGAAGAACAGATGTTGAAATGTAAATTCTGCTCTGATTGGGGCCGTGTGTGATTGATGTAGAGAAGGTTTTACTCTCTTTAGAGTTACCCCTGTATGCCCAAAGGGGCGCTGAAGTAAATGGTCTTTGTCCAATGCATAAACAAAGAACAGGTAAAGAAGATCGAAGACCCTCTTGGTGGATAAACAGCGAGACTGGTGCTCATATTTGTTTTTCTTGTGGGTATAAAGGAAACATCTATACTTTAATTGCTGACGTAAAAGGAATTGATTATCACGATGCTCGTGATTATGTAGATGATACTGCTGAAAAACCTATAGATTCTTTAATGAAAAGAATAAAAGAATTACCGCAGTATGTACAAGCAGAACCAGAACAAATACCTATGTCAGAGGCTCGTTTAGTTGTGTACACCGACGCACCAGACATAGAGTTAAAGAAAAGATTTTTAAAGAGAGATGCAGTAGATTTACATGGAGTTATGTGGGATGTAAAAAACGAAGCATGGATTTTACCTATTAGAGATCCTGATGACGGCTCACTCTGGGGATGGCAAGAGAAGGGTGCTCGTGGACGTTTCTTTAAGAACCAACCAGCAGGAGTAAAGAAATCTAAAACTGTATTTGGTGTAGAGATATTAACTTCAACACATGACCTACTTGTTGTTGAATCTCCGTTAGATGCTGTTCGTCTTACTGGGTTAGGTCACACTGCAATCTCAACTTTTGGTGCAATCATTAGTGAAGATCAAGCAAAGATTATGAGACGAGCATCAAAGATTATTGCAGCATTTGATAATGATAAGGCTGGTCAAACCGCCAATGAACAAATGCATGGTTTTTCTAGAAAGTATGGATTAGAACTTTCTTACTTTAATTACACAGGTATTGAAGTAAAAGATGTAGGAGATATGACTGAGGAAGAAATTGAACGAGGTATAAAACTTTCAAAAACATCTATCTTAGGTAAAGCAGCATACCTATGATGGATCTTAGAGATAAAGATCATCCAATTGAAGTGTGTGTTTGTGGTTCCACATTGTGGAATGTAAAAGCAATGTTTGAAGATGGAGAAATTTCTTTGTATATGTTAGACATGGAGTGTGTGTTATGTGGTGCCTTAGCCACTGCACCAACACCAATAGATAATGTTTAAAGGAAATTTAAAACCTTATCAACCAGAGGCAGTAGACAAAATGGTTAACCGTAAAAAGATGCTTGTGGCTTATGAAATGGGGCTTGGCAAAACTTGTATGACAATTGCTGCTTTAGAAAAACTAAAGGAAAAAGGAGAACTAACTAAACCAATTTTAATAATTGCTTTGTCTAGTTTAAAGTATCAGTGGGAAAAAGAAATAACTAAGTTTTCTGATGCAAGGACAGTTGTTATAGATGGATCTAAAAGTACTCGTTGGGTTAGATGGGGTAGAGAATTAGATGGTCCAAGATCTCCTGATTATA